AGTACTCGCATCGGGCTGATTCTGCAGTGCCCTCGTGCCCTTCTTGATCTCTCCGACAACTTTGTCGAAGAGCGTGTTGTCCGCGAAGATGTTCAGGAACGGGAAGTTCGCCACACGCAGCAGGTTATCTCTTCCGGATTCCAGGTTGAACATGGCCACGGCCTTCTTCGCCATGAGCCAGCCGACCGGTCTGGGCATGGGAAGAGAGACGGGGAAGATCGACAGCGCCGGCGCCCGGTCCGGAGCTTCGAAGCCACGGGTGTAGGTGCCCTCATCGATCTTCTGCTCGGACTCCTCCCCCTGATCCGTCTTCACGATTCGATACCGTGTCCACCTCTCCCGGGTGTAGACCACGAACCGTTCCTCGAGCCCCGGTTCGTCCAGAATGCTCTTCCGGATGTCACCCTGTTCCTTCACCACCACCTCAGCCAGACCCTGCGCGTCATACCGCCAGTTGGGAACCGACAGGGCCGGGAAGACGCGGACCACCGGCGAGGTGGAAGTGGAATCCGTGATGATCCAGCACCGAAAGGAGTGAATGAGCTCGATCGCCACCTGTTTGAACAGGGTCAGCCAGCCGTTCCCGCGGCCATCGGCATCCTGGTAGAGCCGACCGATCAGAGTCTCCGGATCATCGGACTTGCCGAGTCCATTCTCTTTCTCGTCCTGGAACACCCGGTTCGCCTTGCTCTCCACGGCGAAGATCATGCCGGCGAGCTCGTCGACCAGCGTGCTGAAGTGCCCTGTGAAGTCAGCGAGCTTACAGCGCTCATTGAAGGCCTCGGGACTCTCGCTCTGCCCCTTCTTCACGAGGTAACTGGCGATCCGGTCATCATCCAGCAGATCTCCGGTGTAGGCATCCTTGATGAACTGCCAGCGGCCGGAGTTCCGTGAGTAGTCCGGGTGCTGGTGACGGAGCCATGATTTCTTCGGTTCTGACATCGATCTCACCTCTGGTCGGTGATGGCGTTCTGGAGGTCAACTGTGCAGCCCTCCACAACTCGTCTGAGTTCTTCATCCGCCCACTTTCTGAAGGCAGAGTCTTCATCCGGAATGGTTCGTTCGATCAGGGTTTCAGCGAAGGATGCAATCGGCTCCAGCGAGAAGTGAATCAGTTCGTGAACCACGTCGCGCTCTCGTGTTTCTGGGTCATTCGTGAGCCAGCCATTCAAAAGGGCGATCCATGCTCGACGATATTCAGGCTCAGCCAGGTTGCAGATCCGGGCGGAATCCTTGTCGTTCCAGAACACCGTCAATTGGTGAACCCATGTCGGAATCAGCCACTCCCACTTCCGCAGTAAAGGTTCAACTGCAGCTCGTACCTCTGTCGGCACCTTCGGATCGAATAGGATGCGCATCTCTTTTCCTCTCACAGCGTTACCATCTCGCCGCCCCGGGTTGCCTGGCATTCGAGTGCGAGCTTGTTGAACGCCCCGCTCGCTGCGTCGGCCTGGTCCTTGTAGGCGCCGTTGGGGAATAGCTCGAGCTCGGCCAGGAAGGCCTCGTTCCACTGCCCCTTGACCAGCACGACATTGCCAGCTTCTGCCTGGGCACTCAGGGGTTGAGCTCGCTCTACCTTGTCGCCGGTTGGCCTCTCAGCACGTACCGTGAAGCCGGCGAGCTCCTGGATCGTGTACTCGGCTGATTCCTTCCCTCCGGATCCCGGTTCCTGCTCGACCCAGACGTGCGTTTCGTGCCCATCAATCTCTGCAGTGGTCCTGATCGCCCGGTTGCGCTTGCCTGATGACCACTGGCCTCGTACCACGTCCTCGACGTAGTAGATCCCGCCCTTTGTGCTCATGCGCACTCCGGCCGTGAAAGCTCCCCCACACTCGGTTCCGGCCTTGTCCCAGTACCTCACCCGTCTGGCATCTGCCGGGGCAGCCCTCACGATCGAGAACCATGCACGATCGAAGATCCCGCCCTCTCGGGGAGCAGGACGCTGCTGGTGCTGGCCGGCAAAGGCATAAGATCCGAGGTCGAGTTTCGCCTGGGCGATTGCCTCGGGCCCGAATCGCTCCGCCCAGAGGAGATCACCCTCCTTCTCGCGGGGATCCTTGAATCCAATCGATGTGACGTGGGTGGTGGGCTCGTACTCGGTGGGAAGGATAAGCTTCTCCCACCCGCCTTTCTCCAGCAGATGCCCGGGCAGGTCTCTCTCGTGGATCCGCTGCCCGATGACAACCCGAGCGCCCGTCTTCTCGTCATTGAGCCGGGTCGACCAGACTTCATCGTGCCACGTGCAGGCTTTCTCCAGCTGGGTATCGGAATGGGATTCATCAGCCTTGTGGGCGTCATCAATGACCAGGAAGTCGCCACCCTCACCCGTCGCGAGTCCCCCGACACTCGTCGCCAGCCGGAAACCGGTTTTGTCGTTCTCAAACCGGGTCTTCACGTTCTGGTCAGACGTCAGTGTGAACCGGTCACCCCAGCGCTTCTGATACCACTGCGATTGAATGATCCGCCGGCACTTCAGGGAGTCACGGGTTGAGAGCTTCTCGGCGTATGAAGCGAAGATCCATCGAGACTCAGGAGCAGTTGCCCACACCCACGTGGGCCAGAACACCGAGACAAGCAGGGACTTCATGTGCCGCGGAGGGATATTGATCAGAAGGCGGTGGATCTCGCCCCGGGTGACCGCCTCCAGGTGCTCACAGATGGCATCGATATGCCAGCCGGAGATGAATGCCCGCCCGGGTTCAACAACCGGCCATGCCTTCTCGATGTAGATTCTGAGCGATCGCCGGGCCTGTTCTGCCTCCAGGATATCGAGATCGAGAAGGCCAAGAACGTCTTCCGAGATATTCTCAGTCACGCGACACCCTGAGCCTTTCGCACCAGACCGATCAGGGTTGCCAAATCATCATCGCTTAGACTGCCAAGCATACTGGCGAGGTTGGCGTTGTTGATCTCGATCGGGCCGCCGTCAGGGCCGGAGAATTCCTTTCGGTCTTTCCAGCGCTCCGGGAGACGGTTCTTCAGAAAGAACATCGTCCCGGTTTCTGATCCCTTACCCTCTACGCATCTCTTGAAAAACGAGTCCTCTACAATCTCTCCCCTGATATCGTCCCGCTTCGCCAGGGCCGCGCGATATTCCCTGTCAAACTCAGCGTCTGTCTGCCGCCAGCGCCAGATTGTTGAATGATCTACACCGATCTTTTTCGCTGCCGTACTCGTCGCATGTGTCCCTCCCTCGAGCAATTCCAGGAACTTCTGCTTCCTAGATTGCATCTTTGCATGAGCATCGTCGCAATGATCCTTGCAGCGGCCAGTATTTCTGCCGGTTCCCCACCCTTTCGGACGGGTGCACGGTGTGCCATCCGCCCGCTTTCCACCAAAGTCCCCGCAGGTCTTTTTCGCCGGTTGTTTCTTCTTCGAGACCGCCTTCTTGCGGGTCGACTTCTTGGTGGTCTTCTTCGCAGACTTCTTCGTCACGATTCTGCCCTTCGCCTCCCGCAGAGAATCATTCCAGCCAGAAAGCGTTGAGCTGCCACACTGCCTGATTTGGCAGACTGAATGAGACGACGTCGTTCTGCCTCCACAAAGGCATCCAGGTCTTCCTTTGATATCTCTGGATTCTTCGTCACGAGACGACCTCTGCCTTCAGGCCGGTGAATTGCTCCCAGCGCAGAACGATGACGTCACAGTACGGAGCGTCCAATTCCATCGTGAATGCCCGGCGCCCAGTCTGTTCTGCTCCGATAAGGGTGCTGCCCGAGCCTCCGAAGAGATCCAGGACGTTCTCTCCGGATCGAGATGAATACGAGATTGCCCGGATAGCCAGCTCGACCGGCTTCTCGGTCAGATGCACCATGCTCTGGGGATTGACCTTCTTCACGGACCAGACATCGGTGGCGTTGTTTGGCCCGAAGAACTTGTGGGCGGCCCCTTCCTTCCAGCCGTAGAAGCACCATTCATGGTTTCCCATGAAGTCCTTGCGGGTCAGGACCGGGTGTTCCTTGACCCAGATGATCGCCTGTGAGGAGTAGAGACCATTCTCTTTCAGTGCGGTGGGGTAGTTCGCGATATTGGCATAGCCACCCCAGATGTAGAACGAGCGCCCCGGATCCAGAACCCGCGCCAACTGACCGAACCATGCCTGTAGGAGCCGTTCGAATTCCTCATCCGATACGAAGTCGTTCTCGAGCGGCCGATCCTTGGCTCGCATCTTCTTCGTCGTAGCTTTCGCCTTGCTCTTATCTCGGGCCTGGTCGAAGCGCTGGTGGTGTCTGGCGGATTGATCCCCGAAGGAGGAAAGGCCGGCCGCGATTGCATTGTTGCTCCGTGGTTCAACCTTCACGTTGTAGGGGGGATCGGTGTTGACGAGGTGGATCTTAGCACCGTCGAGGAGACGATCGACGTCCTCCGGATTCCCGCTGTCTCCACAGAGCAGACGGTGATCCCCGAGAATCCAGAGATCGCCAGGCTTGGTGACTGGCTCGTCCGGGGGTTCCGGAATATCGTCCGGATCCGTCAATCCCTCCTGAAGATCGAGATGTATGAGAACATCAATCTCTTCCTGGTCGAATCCCGTTAGATCCAGATCGAATCCAGATTCCTCGAGCTCGACGAGGAGGCTGGAGAGCAACTCGAGGTCCCAGTCCCCCTGAATCTTGTTCAGAGCGACGTTGAGTCCCTTCTCATCCTCCGGACTGAGGTCGACTACTGAGACCTCGACCTCGGTATCTCCCCGTTCCTGGAGAATCTTCAGGCGCTGGTGGCCGGCGACGAGGTTGCCGGTCCGGCCGTTCCAGACCAGCGGTTCGACCAGGTCGTAGTGATCGATGCTCTTCTTCAGATGTTCGTAGTCTGGATTCCCGGGCTGAAGGTCGAGGCGGGGGTTGTACTCGGCCGGGTTGATCCGTTCGATACTCACCTTCTCGATATTCAGAAGGCATCCCTCCCGATATGACAAACCCCCCGCTGCCGTCGGCCGACAACGGGGGGTTCGGTGCTCTGTAGGTCGTGGTGGCGTGAGGGGGTGTACGGCCCCCCACCAGACCCGTGCGCTATTTCAGGTTACGGAGAGGGTGTGGCATTCACATAGGTGAAAATGCCAGTTGTTTAATTTTACCTACAACTCTCATTCAATCCTCGTCGAGGTAATCGTAATGCCCCTGGATCGTGTTCCAGGGCAGGAACTCCCAGGTAGTATCATCGTGTCTCCACACCATGAGTTTGTTGTCCAGGACACAGAGAGCCGTGCAATACTGCCCGGTCTTCTTACATACCAGCATGAAGGGCTGCATGGGTTGTCTCCTTCTTTTGGGGATCCTTCTTCTGATAAACGTACCCCCGTACTGTATGATAGGAGAGCCCATAGGTTCCAGCGATTCGACGGCAAATCTTGCTTTTATTTGCATCCGGATCTCGGGTCTGTTCCTCCGTCATCTTCCGGATGAGGTCCAGTATGCTGACCAGACCTTCGGCCAGGAATATCTTGATCGGTTCGATCTCGCCCGCCCGCTCGCACAGTTCCGTCCAGCTCTCGACTCCGCACATCTGGAAGATGTACTCTTCGTGGCTGGTGTAGGAGCGGTCGCGGGTCATCCGGCTTGCTCCTCTTCGGGGGTGGCGACGGTTGACCACCCGCACGTAAAACAAAGCCAATGAATCTCGCGCCCGTTTGTCACCGGCAAAACCTCGGCCTCACACTCAGGGCATTCCATCACTCTCCGCCTTTCTTGGATAGGGCAATAGGGGCAGCAATCGCTCTTATTTCCTGAAGAACTGGCATAAACGGCTTGCCCCGATTAAGTGCCTCCCATGCTATTTTGTCCATCAGCCGTACCTGCTCGGTGAGGGTGCGAATCTCTGCATCAAGTTTCTGGCAGTTCTCACAAGCGTAAATCACTCGCGGCCTCTCCGGTTCTCTCTTATCACTCACGGTCTGCCTCCATCTCCACCGATTGTCATTCGCTCCTCAGCCCACTCGGGCCATTCTCCCCGGCCGCGAACGAATACCTGGTCGCCTCGGACTGGTTCCTCTTGAGATGCATTCCAACGGGTCGTGAACCAGCCTTCAGGGAGGCGACGCAGTTCATTGATCCAGTACGGATCCCGCCTCTTCTCTCCGACACGCTCCATCTTCAGCGAAAAGCACTGTTCGGCCGGGGCGCGGTGAACGAAGTCCGGATTCCAGCGATTCGATACGTCAAAGCAGTCGTGCTCCATCACATCCAGGACTCGGTAGGGACCGGTGTGATAGTCCGTGCAGACAATGTCGCCTTGCAGGATTCCGAGTTCGGTGGGTGTGAACACGTCCAGCTGCATCACACTTTCTCCATCTCCACGATCAGCTGCTGCAGGTGCTCCATCATCTCGGCTTCCGGATCCCGGCCGGCGTCCAGTGTCACTGAGCGGATCTCGGCGACGACAGTGAGGTTCACCCTTTCACTCCGATCTGCTCTTTCGCATGCCTGATCGCCTCGAGCTGTTCCGCCCTCTCCTCCTCGGGGATCTCGGGCAGCGGTTTCAGCTCCTCGACTCTTTTCTGGGCCCGCTCCCGTTCCTGGCCGGCCCTCTCGAAGTATTCCCTCCATCGCTCGTTCGGCCCGAGGAAGGTTGAGGCCTGCATGACGAACTCTGTCCCGATGCGGCCATTGCGATCACAGTCCCGGGCGTAGACTTTCACGGCGGTCATCAGGTCGGCAGAATTGATTCCCTCCCGGATCCGCGCGGTCCAGGCTTTGAAGGCGAGCTTCTTCGGGTTGCCACCGAGGCGGCGAGGGTAGGCTGACCAGAATTCTTCGAAATCGTCCGAGTAATATTCTTTACTGTCTTTACTGCCTTTACTGTCTTCTATTTGGGCCGCAGGTGGTCCGTTGGTGGGCCGCACCTGGTCCGTAGGTGGGCCGTCACTGGTCCTGTCTGTGGTATCGTGGGTGGGCTCATTACTCTGGTATCTCTTGTAGTTGCATAGAGTTAAGAGGGCTCCGATGTGGGCCGCAGGATGGGCTCGATTTAGATCAACTCTCTCCAGCCTCTGAACAAGATCGAGAAACCTCCGAACACGCCCCCTGCTCCATGACCATCGATTCGCAAGATATCGCTCTGAGGCGATCAGCTGACCCGGGCCGAGATGGATCACCTCACCATCGATTATCCTGGTCTGGTTCTCCCACGAGGCGGTCTGTATCAGATCCTCCCAGGCCTCCCACTTACTGAACTCCCGCTTCTCGTTCCAGAACGGGTCCTCTGCATATGCTTTCCTGCTGATCTTGATGTACCCGTACTGACTCGCCACGTAGCTACCGCTGCTCCTCTCTATGGAATACCGCTCGTGAGCCCTTCGGTGGTTCTTTCCTCCCCGGGGATCCCCGGCGCTGCAGCCGGCGGATTTCTCGCCTGAGCAGAACTCGAAGGCTGCCTATGTAGAGCTCATCGAGCCCCTCTCTCCGGGCCCGGGTGACGACGTTCGTGAGAAGCTCCAACCTTCGAAACGGAGTGATCGCCGCCCTGATCTCGCCCTTGAAGTCGGCAAGAAAGGTGCAGAGGGCTCCGTAGGTGGCCGTCATAGCTCGATCTCTTCGACCGTCCCGTCAGTACCACGAATTCCCTGGTGACCTGGTCGTAGTAGGCAACGAGGATCATCTGTGCCCGTGGGTAGTAGTCCAGGGGCAGGGAGATGATCCCGTCCTCGCTCTCGCGCCAGTCTTCATCAGGGATAGCGGCCTCGAGTGCCTCATGCGCTCGCTCGTGGTGAGTGGCATGAATCTCGAAGTGAGTGGCACCCGAGGCGTACCTGATTCGGGCAGACATCATTCTCTCGGCAGACTGAGTTCTGTCTGGAGCTCGGTCAGCTGCATCCGGACCGACTCGCCGGCCAGCTTGTCGACCTGCCCTGCCAGAGCCTCACTGCGGTACGGCACGGTGATGTTGACCTTGATTGAGATCGAACCCTCATAGGCCCCAACCGGATAGGCAGTGAGCCGGCTGAGCATCGCGTCATCGAGGCTCAGAGGCTTCTTCTTGTAGTGCTCTTCCTGTTCGAGGTCGTTATCCGATCCGGGCCAGATCCAGATCTGAAAGGTCCGCGGTTCGTCCTCATCTTCGACCGGGAGCTTGCCCTGGATGTGGGGGTTGACGACATGCTTCTCCAGGCCGGTGATGAATTCACGCAGAGGCAGGTCCATCTGCTCCTCTGCCTCTGAGAGCGGAACGGTGAACACGCAGGGGATCACCTGTTGCAGGTGTTCCTTGCCGTGGATCGTGCTCGGGTTGCCGATCTGGCAACGTATACGTGAGTCCTGTAGGAACATTCAGGTAGCCTCTCTTTCAGGTGGTTTGAGATCAGTGAGATCCACGTCGACTTCCTCAACGCTCAGGCGGGCGATCTGGCGGTCGTTCTCCCAGAGCACTCCCTGCAGGCCGTCTTCGATGGCCTTCACGTAGTTGGAGAGATCTCCGCGCAGCATTCGTCTCAGGCTGAGATCCCGGGTGACGTGGATCTGTGCGTATTCGGGATTGAGGTAGATCGTGAGCTCGCAGGGCTCGGTGAATTCCCGCCAGCCGGGCTGTAGTTGAGTCGTGGCGTAGTACGCGATCGACTTGTAGTACTCCCGGAGATGCTCGGGAGTGAACCGTCGCTTCCCCTGGCCGCCTGTACGGGCCCACGGCCGCGGGGGAATAGGCAGGTTGAAGGTGAGGGAGGCGACCTCCTGGCCGACGAAGATGTCAGACTGGATGGTCATGGCCGGATCCTCTTGAATCGATACCAGGACAGGTTCAGAGCCTTGTCCTGATCGTTGACGATCTCCCACCCGAGCGGGCGGAAGTAGTCATTCATCTCGCCGGCATTGTTGAATCGCTGGGTATACTTCGCGGTGATTCGCTGGATCTCATGAACCGGGCACCACTGTGGGTACCAGGCAGCGAGTAGATCGTAGAGGCGCCTCTTCGCAGTCCCCTCGCGCCACTTCGGATTCGGGGGAGGCGGACAGTCGGTCACGACCGCTCGCTCGAAGTCCAATGCCGTCTGGGCGGCTGTCACCCCGCCGCACCGACCCCGAGCGGCTCTTCCTCGAGAGCTTCCTCGATCTTCTTCCCGGTCTCCGGACTCAGCTCTCGATACATCAGGTGATCATCTGCTCGACCAGCTGCGGCACACAGAGAGGCACAGATCGTTCCGAGAGTGCCACCGACGAACAGGCATAAAAGGGCAATCCCGATATGCACCTGGATATCGGAAGCGATCAACCGGCCAGCACCACACAGGACTACCCCGGCGATGATCCACGGCCATGCCACTTTCAGAAGGCGTAGGACGACTCGTAGTATCCGCCTCATGGCAATCACCTCCTCCGTTTGAGAGTTGACCGCAGGGCCAGACCGGCCGCGACGGCGAAGCAGATGGCAGTGGCCGACAGGATCCACTTCATCCCCGGAGAAGCACCTGCCAGCCGTAGTACAGGGCGGCGAAGACGATCGCCGGCCAGGCGCAGCGGTCGATGAAAGCGGTAACGCGATCCATCCATTCGAGTCTCATCCTTTCCGCCTCATGTCAGCGGGGAGCGGCGAGCCGGCGGTTCCGCCGGCCGGAGGTGGCACTCGTACCATCCCCCTGGTGCCGCCCCCCAGGTTGTTCTGTGCGGGGGCACCGAAACCGTCCCGTTCCGGATCAACAGACACACCAGTGATGTCCTGTGCCCCCGCGTCACTCATACCGGCTCGCTTAAGAGCTCGGCAGCTTCCGGTGTTTCCTCCGGGACTTCCCCGGGCTCATCGGAAACTTCCATCACCCAGTCCGCCTGCACCCGGCTCCGGTTACTCATCTCGTCGAATTCCACCTGAAGAACCTGGTCGACTGTGTCCTTCACCTCGTCGACGTGAGTCACCACCAGAACCTGCTCGAAGGTCGCTTTCAGGCGTTCGAGCAGCGTGATGACATTCCGTCGGCGGGTTTCGTCGAGGGATCCGAAGGGTTCATCGAAGATGAGCAGGGACAGAGGGTGTCCGGCCCGCTCTGCAATCATCTGACTGATCGCCAGACGCAGGGCGATCGAGGAGATATCCTCGGTCCCACCGGAGACGACCTCCATGTCGAGGCCGCTTTCCTGCATCACGACCTCGAATTCCTCGGTGAGACTGACCGCCTCATGACGGCCGTCGGTAAGGATGTGTACGAATCCGCTGGTGAGTTCCTCGAGCTCGGGCCGGATCGAGGCCGCCATGGCCGTCCTGAAGTCCGCCAGGCGCTCGGAGGTGCGCTCGTGGATCTTCAGGGATCCAAGCTTCGCTTTCAGGGATTCTGCACGCTCGTCGTAGCCCTGCAGGGCCTTCTCTGCCCTCTCCAGGCGGTCGCGGGCCCCCTTCATTGCCTCTTCGGCCCGGGCCCGGGCAGCCTTCGCCCCGGTCAGGTCCTCTCGTGCCTTCTCCGCAGCCTGGAAGATCTCCCGGTGCTTCTCGGCGTCGAATCCGAGCGCCTCGATCTCCCGGCTGACCCCGGTGATGATCTCCTGGCCTAGTTCGACCTGCTTCGTCCTACGCTGCTTTTCCTCTTGGATGGAGGGAATACGATCGGCGAGCGATCGGTCCGCCCGGATCTGCTCCTCGAGCTTCTCGAGGTTCTGTATCCGGGTTTCGACCTCGGTGAGCCGGTCCTGGTTGTAGGCCCCTCCGGGCATGCCGGTGAGTTCGGTGCGGTTCTCAGAGAGGATCCGCTCCTTCCGGGAGATATCAGCACGCAGCTCCTGCAGGCGGGCAGTGATCTGCTCCCGCTTCTCCCGAGCCTGCTTCGCCGCCGCTGCCCGTTCCTGCAGCCCGTCGATACGAGCCTGGAGCTCCATCTCCTCGTCGCTGGGGGTTTTGAGCGCGTCGATCTTCTTCTGAAGCTCGGCCGCATCCTTCTCTGCCTGGGTAACGATTTCGCTCAGAGCAGAGCAGATCGTGTCGAAATCATCGCCGATCACTTTCGTGCAGGTTGGACATTTCCCGTCAGAGCCGACGTCTGATATCGTCTGCAGCTGCTTCCCGATTTCTTCACTCCTCGAGAGAGCTACTGCTCGTGCCTTCTCTGCCTCGATCAGGCGGTTCTTTCGGTCCTCCTGGAGGACAGCGAGTTCCTGCTGGGCATCCGAGAGACCAATGAGATTCGCCAGCGGTTCCTCCGGCATGGAGTCCGCGAGCTCGTCTTCCTTTTCCTTCAGGGCAGCGATCTCCGAGGTCTGCTCATCGATCGACCTCTGCAGGCGGATTCGCTCGTTGGCCCGGGCCTTCGCCTCCCGGATCGTGTCCCGTTCGTCTCGCAGATACTTCAGACCTTCCAGCTGCTCGTCCGCCTTTGCCACCCTCTCCCGGGCGGCTGTCGCCTTTTCCTCCTCGTCCTTCAGGCGGGTGAGCTCACGCTCAGCAGAATCGATCTCACCGGATGCCTGGGTACGCTTCTGCTCCAGATCCCGGTGCTGGTTCTGCTTCTCAGTGGAGGTATCGAGGGCTTCCTTCGCTGAGGTGTACTGAATCTCGGTGTCAGCTACTTTCTGTTCCGCTTCATGGTGTGCAGCCACACCCTGATCAGCAGCCTCTGCAGCCACCCGCTTCTCTTCCTCGAGTGGCTCCCTTTCTCCGAGGCCTTCCTTCAGCCCCTGAACTTCGTTCTTCAGGTTGTTCTTCACGGACCGGCAGGCTTTCAGGGCCCGATCGATCTTTCCGACCCCCATGGTCTTGAGCACGAACTGATTCCGCTCCGTGCCGCCCATGGAGGCCAGACGGTTCAGGTCCTTCTGCCGGCAGAGATAGGTGGCTGCGAACTCATCCAGATCCATTCCAAGGATCTGGGGAACCATGGAGTCGACACCAGTCAGGCTGGACGCGATCGGCGCTGCCCGTCCTTCGATCTTCAGAGTGGCGTCATTCTCGGTCCGCTTGCAGCGGTAGACAGCGCCCCCTACTTCGAAGACGAGCTCGCCACGGGCAATCTGGCGCCCTACAGCACCGGTCCAGCGGATGCTCTTCACCGTTCCCCGTGTGGCCCGAGCACCGAAAAGGATCCACTCGATCGCCTCGACGACTGTGCTCTTCCCGCTCTCATTCGCCCCGAGGATTCCGGTCAGTCCCTCTGTCGGGAAGACGATCTCGGTATCTGCGTGCTGGCGGAAGTTCTCCAGCTTCAGGCTGATCAGTCTCATGGATTCACCTCCTCGCAGCACAGCGCTTGTCCTGTGCGGAGCATGAGTGATCTGATATCCCATGCCTCCATATCATTCCCGACGACTTCAACCTGGTCGGCATACAGGGCAGACCTGATCCGTTTTATCTCTTCCCAGATTTCGTAGAAGAGGACATCTACATCGGGACGCTCAGTTGATATTTCCTCGAAAGAAATGACTGCGGCTGTAAGTGCATCGCGGGCGAGATCGAGGTGGAGGTGGGCATTGAATAGGTGACCAATCAGACGAGCACCGTCATGGCGAATTCTCGCATTCTGAACCCTCATGCCGGCACCTCCTCCGTCTCTTCCTCATGTGGGAAGAGGTAACCCATGGCGCAGTCCCGGATTTCAGGCTGATCTTCCTCGAGGAACGCCGTCGCCTCGTCGCGCAGAGAACGGCCCACCTTCTCCCGGCGGTCGCCGAGATCGGCTGAGAAGCGTTCTGCGTATCTGAGATCGAGGTAGAAATGCAGGCAGTAGGCCTTGAGCTCACGGACCAGCTTCCAGTCGACCTGGTCGCGCTCATGCCGGGGGAAGTTGTCGATACGGAAGCGGTAGATGCAGTCTTCGGGAACAAAGCCCCCATCGAGCAGACGGAAGAGTTCCGCGTTCACGGTCTCGGCATCGACCGCGTCGACGATGACGTAGTCCTGATCTTCAGACTCTTCCTCCTTCGGCCTGAAGACGTGATCGACCATCTCCCTGGTGGGGATCGTCACGAACTCATGCGTCTGCTCTACCGTGTCGAAGAACACCAGGCCCTTTGGATCATGCTCGTCCCAGATATTCGATGAGGTCCGCTCGATCGAGCCGGGGTAGAGAACGATCCGATCAGGATGCAGCTGCGTGTACTCGTGGTAGTCGCCGACGATGATCGCGTCCCAGCGTTCGGCCTCCCTGCCGACATCCAGGACACCCGCTCCGCCGTAGAACCAGGGCAGTGCTTTCCCGTCAGCCGAGGTCTTCACCGCGGCATGCAGGAGCAGAACATTGGTGTCGACATCGTCAGCCGGTTCGAGCTTGTAGGAGATCTCCTGACCGAGCTTCACGAAGGGGAAGCAGGCTACAGCCACCCTCTCACCCGAGCGCGTCTCGAATCGCACCCGCTCCGGGGTAATCAGGATGTGAACTCGGGAGTAATCATCCGGGATCACGATCGGTGAGAGCGTCTCCGTGGTCTTCGCCGCGTCGTGATTACCCTGAACAACGACGATCTCCGCCTCGGTCTCTTCGACAAGCCGGCGGATCCCGTTGCGCCAGGCTTTCACCGAGTGGATCCCGACCCGGGGATGGTGGAATACATCCCCGGGGATTCCCACGAAGTCCGGATCCGCGTCACAAATCCGGTCGACCACCTGCGCCCAGGCGTGCTCGACATCCACTTCCCGGGCATTGCGGCCATCGATCATGGCCGAGAATGCCCGGAATCCCAGGTGGAGGTCGGAAGCTGCGGCCCCCCTCATGGAAGGAGGTCCTGCTGGGCAGGCTCAGCCTTCGCTGAACCGCCGTTGTTGATGATGGCTTCTAGAAGACCGAAGGCAGTCTCATAGTCATCCTCGGTCCACTCGGTGGTGGATTCTGGCAGGTAGTTCTCAACCTGCCAGTTCTTCCGGTCCGCAGTGAGGTTCGCCTCACGTAGCATTGCGAAGTACTTCTTGCGAGCATCGTTGACATCGAAGCCAACTGGTTCTTCTTCGCTGCTGTGGGAGGGAGCGGTCTCAGGTTCTTCCTGCTCCCCGGAGATCCCCCCGGCCTCCGGGAGATCGACCGCCCCCTCTTCTGTCGCGGCCTCAGGCTCACCGTTGCCGGTGTGTATAGCTTGAGGCTCGCCCGGAGCCGGTGCTCCGTCCGATTCCTCGCTGATGATCTCGAACTCGGCCGCGATTGCTTTCTCGGCCTTTTCGATCTGGGCATTGAAGTCATTCGCCCAGGCTGAGTACGCCATGTTGGCAGTACGCCTGAGCGATCGCGTGAAGGCGGTCTTGGCCGGCTCTGCCTCCCCTACCGGATCGGGCTGGTATTCATAGAACGACCCGTCCCTCCTCTTTCCCTTCTGAATTGGCCGACCACCGGCCCAGTTGCACCCCTTCACCTGTATGAGGTACGGCTCGATGACCGTGATCTCGCCCGACTGGATCTTCTCGAGCGGAGCGATCTTGATGAATCTGCGGATCGTGGTCTCAACAACGACCTGCGCCCACTCGGGAACGCTGTACCCGATGCGGAGTTCGCGGATCTCATTGGCCTCGTCGTCCTTATCGATCGCGTTCGCCCTGAGTTCGGCCGCCTTTGCAGGATTGGCATCCTTGATCTCCACCGCGAGATCGCGGAGTTCCTTTGCCCGGGCCCGAAGCCCTTCCTCTACCGAGGGAGAGATGTCGCGCTGAACGAAGTTGTAGTGATGCGGATCGATGTTGATCTTGTCTTTCCAGTACTCCGCATTGAGGTAGGGACCACCCCCGAGTATGTCGACCTGGGTGATTGGATTTGCCCCGGTGATGGTGCAGAAAACAGCGAACGCATGCTTCGTGGCAGGTGAGAGTGAATCACCCTTCACCACACTTGAGCCAGCCTTCCACTCCTTCCCATCGATCATTCGCTCGATATCTCGAAGAGTGTCCTTGTAGGCGATCATCTGTGATCCCTGTTTCTTGATCGCCTCGATTTCGGAATCCGTTGGTGCCCGTTGGAGCCCTGCCGGAACCGGCAGTGTTGCTGTCGCCTCTGTCATTGTTCTCCCCTCACGCTAGGGATTGGTGAGTAATGCCGGCTCCGAAGGTCTCCCCCGGCGCCGCTTCGAAATGAGATGCTGCTCGATAGCCGCGATGTCATACTTGCGGTATCCGGTCTCCATCATTGCCTCCGCGGGAATGCGCCCCTCAAGCCGCCAGCGGCGGATTGTGCCAACGCTCACGCCGAAATACTTGGCCGTTTCCTTGAGGCTGTACCACTTCTGCGTCATGCCCGCGCCTCCCTGTACTCCCGACTGTTGATGTAGGCTCGTGTCGCCCGCTCGATTGCCGACGCCCCGCCGGCCACGAGTCGGGCACGCCCCCATGCCTCCCGCACCTTTTGCCAGATCCACTGTGCCCAGGTCATCGCGATCCACCTCTGGCGGGAATGGCGAACCGTGCGATCGCTCCGTGGGCGTGTTCGCGCTTCCTGGCGATATCTGCACGCTCCGGATCCGTGATCACGTTGTCTTCCCATGCCTCTTCGATTGTGCGAACCAGATCGGTCAGAGCCTCATAGCCTTCGACCTCGGCCCGGGCCCGCTCCGCGGCCACGCGGATCTCGTCGGCCATGAGCCGCGGCATGATCCAGAAAGGCAGGCCCATGTCCTCGAAGTAGGCGTTGAGCAGTCGGAGGTTTCCGAGCCGGATGGAGAGCTCGAAGATCTGAGAGGGATGCAGAGGGGTGATCCCCTCGAGGTAGTTGTAG